GCAAAGGATTCCAGAATGGAATTATGAAGTCCATCTTCTCGTCAGTCTTCTCGTAGTCAAATTCTTCCGTGGTTAGCTTCAACTGGTTAATCGAGATATCTGTCATAATCTCAGAGACAAGCTTCTGATGATAGCTCAGGCTCGTGTTTGTCACCAAGAAATCGAAGGCACATTTTTCTGCAAGGTAGAAGCGATACACCTTTGAGGATATTGAGGAGTCTATCAGTTGTATATTGAATATCTTGAACTCAACTACCTTGGTTATGTCGGCTTCCTTGTCGCCATCCTTGCTGGGTAGAATCTCCTGAGTCATGACTATCTTGATAGTCTCTTCTCCTGTCAGCGGCATAGAGCTAAAGAAGGCAGCGTTGTCGGCTATCTCGAGCTCGGCGGTCAGGAAGAGGTTCTCGAGGCTCTCGATGATTAGAAACTCCCTAACATGAGGCGGATTGATTTCCACTTCCTTCTCTGGAGAATTCTGAATATCCGAGATGAAGTATTGGAATCTACACGTATTTCTCATTAGTTAACAATTCCCTTCAGCTTCTGGACAACTGAAATTAGGACTTCCTTCTTAATAACCCTAAGCGTGGTGCCCGGCACCAACTCACTAAATGGGTCCTTGACTTTGTTGTAGTTAGCCAGCATCCACCAGAAGTGAGGCGTCTGGTAGAAGCGATTGCTGATGCTATCCCACCTGTCGTAGTCGGTCACAATGTATTCGTCAAAGAAGTTGACCGAGTTATACTGGGCTGTCCTGATGAAGTTCCAGATATTGATAATCTTCTCCCCACTGTACGTGGTCGTCTTGAGGATACTCGCTTGGCTTTTGCTATTCATTCATGCTCCCTTAGAGAACCCATTTGGCCGCTTTTACTTTCTTCATCTTGGACTTGACCTCGACCCTATGTCTTGGGTCAATGTCAGTGACGCTGGTGATTTTCTTATACAATTTGCTCTTCTGTATGAGTTCAGTAATCTTTGATTTCACCTGTGCTATGATTATGTTCTTGGCGTTCTGTGCCGCCCTAACCAATAGCTGTTTCGCAATGGTTTTCAATACCGCAGCGTATGGACTTGGGGCGGTACCGCTGGCTGACTGTGCCTTCTTTTCTGGTACTGGGCTTGCCAGAGGAACAAACCCCTTAGCTCTAACAATGCCTTTCTGCATATCAAACATGGTTTCTCTCTGTGCATTGAATGGGTCAGTGTCGGCACCATCAACCATCCCGTTGCCCAGGTTGACTGGGTAGTCCCCATTGTTGGAACCAAACTTTCTCTGGATTTTTCTGATTGTCTGGCGCTGTGCTTTCTCGTCGGCCTCGCCAGCAGCGTTTGAACCGTCTGTTAGCCCCTTCACACTTATGTTCACTCTCTTTTTGTCAAACATATCCTTAAAGATAACATTCGATTCCGTAAATGTCAGATTCAGTGTGGCACTCATTGGAAGCCCACCCTTTAAGAACTGCACCTGTTCGCCATAGGTTATATCCACCATTCGGAGTGTGTAGTATGGGCATTCTGGGTTCTGAATGATATTCCAAACACCACCGGTTATCTTGAATACTGATGGGTAGTCTACCATGTTAAACTTATTTCCCGTTCGTGTTGAATACGAGTTATTTCTAAAGAATTTCAATAGGTCATAGACATCACTGTCCATATCGTCGTATGCCAATAGATGGATTACCATTGAAAAGTCACGGCGTGGCGTCTTTGACCATACCATTGGCGCATCGTAGACAAGGCTGCCTGTTGACTTGTTCATAATATGAGCGGGGGCCTTAACCACAGAAGCGACGTTTTCTTTAATGTCGTTCATCGCGGTATCGAAGCTGGACGAATTCTCAGAATAGTCGTGGCGCACTGACTCTTTTAGGCTTTCCTTAGGCCACCATATCTTCCAGGTGTCGGCTGGATTGCCATCTGGTCCTTTTGCTGGTTGGCATGCCGCGAAGTCGTAGGGGGATTCTGTGCCCCAACTGTGCAGGTCGAAGTATCGAATGGATGGAGTCGTGAAGGCTTCAACAGTCATAAATAGGTTATCTGTATTTTGGTTTATGCTCGTATCGATGCCGAACATCTTTGCCCAGTTCTTTGGGTAGTATCTGGTCGCCATTAGTAAGCCATGCCCTTCGCCACGAAGCCCAACTGCATATCGTCGCTATTGGATTTGATTGTGTCCTTTTTAGATTCAGGAATAACCAAAGGACCACCTGATGCCTTATCCCCTGCTTCTCTGGTGCGCTTCGTAATTGCGTTTATGAACTCCTGGGTATCCTTCTTTCCTTCAATCACTCCGTCCTCTACCGCCTTCGTCTTCTTGGCTTCTACGGATTTCACTTCTGATGAGGCGGAGCGTTTCTTAACGGAGTCCTGGAAGCCCTGACTATATTCCTCCTGTGTCATGCCTGCCTTGTAGAAGCCAAGCTTTGAGGCAGTACCAATCTGTGTAGAGTTTAACTGGCTCTTCTTATAGTCCTCGTTTTCCTTCGCCTGCTCTTTTTCTATCTTCTCCTTGGCGTCCCCACTTGACCAATCCCAAGCTTTCTTCGCAAGATATGCTCCTATAGCTATGATTAGAATAGGAACTAAAACTGGGAGCATTCCAGATATTGCGGGGAGGATGCCTTTCAGCATATTTGCCGCTGATGTCTTCATGCCACCCAGCTTTCCGGCAGCGCCCTTAAGACCACCGGCGCCAAGTGCTGTGCCAAGGGTGGTTTTCAGTGTATCTACGATGCCGGAGAAAAATCCGCCTTTGCTATCCTCAGGTTTTACTTCCTTAAGCTTTGACTGTTTGTGGCGGATGTCAGTCATGCGCTCACTCTTCGCTGCCAAGTCTTTTTCTTGCTCTTTGGCTTCCAGAGCTATCTCTGTATCCTTCTTCAGCTGGTCGAGAACCTGGTCGTGCCATTCACTCGTCTGCTCGACGACTGGGATGTTTGTGTCGGTGCTCCAATTCGATACAATGGAGCCTTCCATATTTTGTGGTTTTCCCGCAGGAAGCTTTGACGGTCCTACACGAGCTTGCTCCGCTTTTAGCCACTTCAGGAACTCCGAGTCTTCTTCCTTGATACGCTCCTTGTCTCGTTCTTCAGCGTTACCTTTCTTTGGCATCTTCGCCTGCATACCTTCACGGGCGATACGATTAGCCTCTAGGCTCTCCATACCTTCAACCGCTAGGTTGTTCTTCTTCAAAAGCTCTACCATCTCTGAGGTGGTTAGGTTGTTTTCTCTGCCATCCTCAAAGAGCTGACTGACTCTAGAGTAGAGGTCTTCATTGTATTTCCTATCCAGCGTTGCTATCTCTACTTCGCTGGCTCCATTCTTCCTGAGGATTTTGTTGACGTCTCCGATTGACGTCTCCTGGGTCTCAATAAGTTTACGCATGAGAGCCAACTGAGTTTCCTCGCGCTTCGCCTGCACACCTAAATTGTAGGATTTGTAGTCGCTAATCCATTTGTTGAGGGCAACCGTTGCCGCTACCCCAGGCAAGCCAAACTTCGCCAGGCCAAGTGACATGCCACGAAGTGCCCCGGTTAGGAGCGTGCCTCCAACTGAAGTCTTGCCTTCCTTCCTATTCTTCTGCCAGTCAAAGAACGCCTTGACAGGACCGAACTCTTCCTTCAAGAAGCCCTTCATGCCACCCTGCCCAGCTTCGCTTGTCTTAAGTTGGTATTTACCCTTTATAAATTCAAGCTTTAGCCCCTGAGTAGCCGCTGCCAGCTGCTTGGTATAGTCGCTCTGCTTTCTAAGCTCGGCGACTAGTTTGGTCATCGCCTCTTCAGACTTTACCCCAAGTCCGGCTTGCTTTTGTTCTTGACTAGCTACGTAATTTGGGTCAGGCTTTGCCATGGTTCATTTTCTCCTGCGACTCGGCTTCTAATCTAAGCTTTTCCAATAGCTTAGCAAAATAGAACTCTCGTTCAAATATGAATAGCTCCTCGATGTAGGTGCCGTCCATACCGACTTTGTCCATTAGGTACCATATCTCTTCCAGCAATTCGTCAAGCGTTAATCCGCCTACTATAAACAGGCTTAGAAAAAATTTATAACCTCAAAGCTATTAAAGGTCTCTTCGTGCTCCTGCCCACACGTTGCACACTTATACTTCTTCTTGATAAACGGACCGTACTCATTTACCTTTCCGAATGCCTCGAATTGCTTGGTTTGCTCCTCTGTCGTCTCTCCACAGAGCTTGACTTTTTGCTCTAGCGTTAGGTCGGGAACCAACTGCCCCTCGAACTCGACATCCTTTAGAATACCTGCCATGGTGACTGCCTGCTCTGTTTCCTTGTCACCACTCATTAGCACGTCGTGCATATTATCTACCGTGAGTTCACCCAGGATAAACTTCATGTCCTTGGTCATCGCTACGACGTTGTTCTTAAACGTCTCGGGAGCCGGAATAATCACCAGGTCCTTTACCAAGTCGAATGTCAGCTTAGTGGAGCCCACACATTTTGGGGTCTTGCACTTCACCCTGAAATCTATCAGGTCTCCTAGAGACTTTGTGCGAAGATTGATTAGGAGCCAGACAAAGTCTGGGATTGTCATATCGTTTATCGACTTATCTTGTTTGACAATAATCTCATCCAAGAGGTCAATTAAATGCTCGAAGTTTAGGAGTGGATTGCCTTCACCCTCATCTTTGGCTATGATAGCCAACTTCTGGTCCTTAGTTTTCAATGGGCGAATCCAAACGAACTTCTTGGGGTCGCTTATCATCGAAATCTTAAAGGTTACGGTGTTTTCCTCAACGTGCTTTAGTAGTTCTTCGAACTTTGGCATAATGGTAGTCCTCCAGATTCTTTTATATATTTATAGCGCTACGAGAAACTCTTTGGAAGGTTCAATGGGGGTGGATGGTAAGTAAGTTGTACGACTTATTATAGGTTGCTACCAACTTGCTATTCATGTAGAAGAGCGTCTGGTGAGACTGGTGGTCCTTACCATCCCAAGCTACACCGTGCAACCTAAGAGTCTCCTCACAGCAGATAACGTCATGACAGAGCACATCACTCATTCTTTGTCTGGACTACTTCTCCATACTTATGCAATCTATGGAAGCCTCTGCGGTGATATTCCATTTCTATGAACTCCGTGAAGTCAGTGTCTATTTCCCTGTACTGTATGCCTTCACCGCGGTCACGAAAATCGTAGACCACAATCTTTCCTCCCTCCACTTTCATATACAAGCCTAGTGGGTGGAAGAACAAGCGATTTACTTCTTGAATATAACCACGATTAAGAAGCTCACCGTGGGTGATTTCCTTCATGGGTTCGCTGATAGTTTAGTTCCTTTAGAGAACTGACATTACGAAGTAGTCGTACTCGAAGTCGATTACGCAGGTCACTGGGGCACCGGTTCCATAATCCATGGCGACTTCCTGAATCTGTGAAAGCCAGGCTCCATTGAGCTCCCATTTGGTTAGGCGGTTGCCTGCTACGTCTAGCGAGAAGATGTTCACTGTTGACTTATACTGTGCTGGGAAGGCAGCGATGTTTGTCTCGGTACCTATGACTAGGTCCGACCAAGCACGAAACTTCTTGTAGTTGTCCCAGTTGTCGTCAATCCTCATGGTTGCCGACCAGGTAGCGAAGCTAGTTAAGGCTGCTAGTTTGTGGGGCTGACCCATAAAGTTTGCTGCAGAGCCCGTGTCGGCGATGGTCTTCTGTGGAGTGCCGGTCGCCTGGACAAGGATGTTTACCATATCACTCGAACCAATGATGGTCGGGAAGATGATTTCACATTCGAAGAGATGACCCCTTGCAAGGTCTCTTACCGCACTTCTAAAATCTTGTAGTTTGAAAGCCATTGTCTACTCCTTATAGGACCTTGAATACGTTGTAGTCGTATGCCCAGGTGACTGATAGTTCGGTTACGTTTCTGTTCTGGGTGTCGAAAGCTATGCTCTGTACGTCACTTGGCCAGCAACCATTCAGGTCAACCTGTATCATGTAGTTGCCCGCGATATCCAAGGTTCTGATTGAAATTAAGGATTTGTACTGTGCTGGGAAGGCAGCGATGTTTGTCTCGGTACCATGAACCAGCTCGTGCCATGCCTTAATCTTCTTGTAGAGGTCGTAGTTCTCATCTACTCTGAACTTAGAAGTCCAGTTGGTGTATTCAATGTCATTGGCGAGCTTTAACATCATACCCATGAAGGCGGTGTCGGTAGTTGGAGCAACCTTCCTGCCTGGCAAGCCATGACTGTGAACCATCAGGTTAACCATGTCCTCACTACCAATGATGGTAGGGAATATGATTTGAACCTCGTAGAGATGCCCTCTTGCAAGGTCTCTGACTGCACTTCTAAAATCTTGTAGTTTGAATGCCATTGGGTTTGCTCCTTTTAATGATGCCCGGGTAAGGAAGGGAGGAGGTCTTCCAACCGTTAGGCTGTCCCCGAGCGCAAATCTAAAACGCTTTGATATCCTTGGCGAGAAACTCCACAGTGTCATAGCCCGGGAACCCTGCCTGTTCACCGGTCTTCACTCCCAGCATGTTCAAGAACGCATGCCAGTCGTGGTCGCTGCGGAACTCATCCTTGTAGAGGATGATTTTGTTCTTGGAAGAAGGCATACTGAAAGCGCCTTCTTCCAATCCCGTAGGAAATTCTGGGTCTTTGTGGGTGTATTTCATTAGATATACTTCTGCCCAAGGTCTTCTACCGACTCAACCACTTTCTTTGGTTCGCAGCAGTCCTTCCCCTTGGCGTCCTTCTTGGCGTCCTTCTTCTCTTCAAGCTCGTCTTCGTCACCATCCACTTCGTCGGCTTCAAGCTTGACCTTCTTAACGACGACCTTATCGTCCTTGTCGTCTCCTTCTACTTCCTTGCCCTCGTCATCCTTTTTCTTGAATTGTGGGACTTCGCCCTCTTCAAGTCCTGATGGATACTCTGGGTCGCTATACTCATATCTGAATGCCATGGTTATCTCCTTATGCCAGCTCGGCAAAATCCACTCCTGTTTTTGTTGCTGTGAAACGGATGACAACAAATTCTGCTGTCTTTGTTGGTTTTACGTAAATCTCTGCCCAGAACTCATTGCGGTCAATTCTCTCTGGGGTGTTTACTTTGTCGCTGACATCTACCAAGAAGTCATAGACACCACGACGTCCCTTAATGTCATCCAAGAAAGGCACTGCCATGTTAGAGAAGATGGCGCGGGTGAGGTTGTCGTTCTGCTCGAATACAATGTACTTGGCAGACTT